GCTGGTAACCACTCTATCCCTGTAGCGGCTCGTCTGCCGGGTGCAACTTCAATTCCATCAGCCACTGCTTCACCACTTCAGGTGATTGCTCGTATGGCTCGTCTTCTTGATCAGCAGTTTGTTGATACAGAAGGACGTTGGTTGGTTATTGACCCAGTCTTCATGGAAATCCTCAAAGACGAAGATTCACGTCTTCTCAATGGCGATTACGGTGAAAACGGTGGCATTCGCAACGGTTTGCAGGTAAACAACCTGCACGGATTCCGTGTGTATGTCTCTAACAACCTGCCTAAAGTTGGTACAGGTCCGGGTACTACAGGTACTGCGAACCAGTTGACTAACTTCGGGGTGTTGGTAGCAGGTCATGACTCTGCAGTTGCTTCTGCACAGCAGATTGCTAAGACTGAAACATATCGTGATCCAGACAGCTTCGCTGACATCGTTCGTGGTATGAACCTGTATGGCCGTAAGATTCTTCGTCCAGAAGCAATCGCTACAGCCGTCTACAACGCCGCTTAATAGGAGGAACTACTCATGGCAACTTTTGACCTTACTGCTGGTTCCACTATTTCTAGTGAAGCGGCAAACTCGATTGCGGCACTTCCAGAAAGTCGTCGCCCTGCGTACTTGGTAGAAGCAATCTTGGATATCTCTAAGATTGATAACTACACTTGCACAAACGGCGATATTTTCCAAGTGCTTGAACTACCTGCGGGTACTTTTGTTATTGCGGCTGGTGCGGAAGTACTGACTGCATTCGATGGTACTACTCCAACTGTGGACATCGACTTCGGTGCTGGTGATGACATTGTGGATGGTGGCGACGTAACTGCAACTGGTTACCTTGCCGCAGGTACTAACGGTGGTGCAAACCTCACAAGTCAAGCTACATTCGTACAGCTTGTTTCAACAACTGACACAATTGATGTGAAGTTGATTGCGGCATCCGCTGACGTAACTGTTGGTAAACTCCGTGTTTACGCAGTTGTTGTAGACATTGATGGTGTGGCAGAAACTGCCGATGAAGTTGATCGTGATCAGCTTGCGTAATTAACCTTGATGAAGCCGCCCTTCGGGGCGGTGGATTCTTAATATGCATTTACCAGCAATAAATATTATCTATCCAGATAGGTTAATTCAAGTTCGACTTGAAGATTGCTACAAAATGTCTGAAGTAGAAATTGACCTAATTTGGCGGCGTGAGTTTTTAAAGTCGATTCAAGCCAAGGGGATGCTCAATCCGATACTTGTTTGTACTGAAGACAAGTTAAAAAATGAGTTACATACAATATTTAGAGGGCCGTTTGAATATACAGGACACAAATGGCGAGTCTTTTCTGGCAACAATCGTTTTCATTGGGCCGTTGAAAATAAGTACACAAGTATAGATGCGTATGTTGTACAGTCCTGTGATGATTGGAAAGCTTTAAACAAAGATACGTTTTTAGAAGCCTCTCAGTTTAAGGTAGCTTAATGGAAGTTTCTGCGCTTATCCCAGTTCGTTCTGGAAGTAGACGCATAGTAAATAAGAATGCACAAATTGTTGGAGGGCATTCTCTTCTAGAATCATGCATTTTTCGATTGCAAAAGACCGACACAGTTAATCGAGTGATTGTCGGTACAGATTCAGATGTGTTAGCTACCATTGCAAGTGAAGCAGGAGCAGAAGTAGTCTGGCGAGAAGGCGTTTGTTGTGATGAGACAGTAGCCTCCGCCAATATGATGATTGCTGATTTTGTTTCTAAGGTCGATACAGACGTTGTTATGTGGACCCATTGTACTAACCCCTTTGTTTCATCAAAAACCTACGAGAGAGCCTTAGAATCGTTCTCAGAGGCATTGTCAAAGGGATACGACAGTTTACTATCCGTTGTAGAGCTAAAAGAACATTTATGGGGGCCAAACCAGTTGCCCCTAAATTATAATCCCTATCAAAAGCGTCATCCGTTGGCAAGTGAACTTCCCGCGTATTACAAACAGACAGGGGCATTTTTTATACAGCTACATGAGACGATTAAAAAGAATCATTATTTCTTTGCAAATCGTCCATTTTTGTTTAAAACAACAGAACTAGAGTCGGTAGATATTAACACACCAGAAGACTTGGAACTGGCAAGGGCGTTGAGCAAACACTTTAATCAATAGGAACAAAACATGGCAATCACAACTGCAATGTGTACAAGTTTTAAGCAGGAGTTGTTGGGCGGAACCCACGACTTGGACACTGATGTACTTAAATTAGCATTAATTAAGGCAAGTCCCTCTGGAACATACGGTGCGGCTACAACAAACTATTCTGACGTTACTGGCAATTCAGATGAAGCTTCAGGTACAAACTACAGTGCAGGTGGTCAGAACTTAGACGGTGCAACTATCTCGACAGATGGGACGACTGCTATCGTAGATTTTACGGATGAAGTCTTTGCTGATGTTACTGTTTCTGCTGATGGTTGTATTATTTACAATTCATCACAAGCAAATAAAGCAATTGCAGTCATCGACTTTGGCGGTACTGTTTCTGCAACTGCTGGCGATTTAACAATTGAATTTCCTGCGGCTGACGCATCGACTGCCGTCATCCGTATTGCCTGAGAGATAACCGATGGCTGTTACTGTTAATGCCGCCGTTTACGGGACTGGCGTATACGGGACAGCCGTTTATGGCAAGGTTATTGTTAGTAACCTTGACCAAGCGACAGCAACAGGTGCTGTAAATACTGTTCAGCCTAATATTACAGAGGTACTGAACAGCGTCAGTGCAACAGGCACAATTGCTCCGGTTGTTGCTGGCGGATTTGAAATTGACATCAGTGAAGTGATTTCAACTGGTGTTGCAGGGACAGGTGCTGTCAATACAGTACAGGTCAATGTTGCAGAAATTCTAGACAGTGTCAGTGCAACAGGTTCTGCAAACGACATTATCCCCCATGCAGATTCATTAATTGTTATTGATGGGGTTGAAGGCACTGGCGCAGTCAATACAGTCGAAGAACAGCCGACTGAAGTACTAGAAAGTGTATCTGCCACAGGGCAAGTTGGAACTGTTAAAGCTAATGTTACAGAAGTTGTAACAGGAGTTGAAGCAGAATTTCAATTTTCTCGTGCGCCTTTTATAGTAAGTGGTACTGCACAACTTTCTACAGCAGAAAAGAAGTTTGGTACTGCTAGTTTACTATTAGATGGTACAGATGATTTTGTAACATCTGATGAAAACATCGACCTAAGTTCTGGTGATTTCACAGTAGACATGTGGATTCGTCCGACAAGTGTTACAGGCTACAAAGGCTTGTGGCAGTCAGGTACAAGCTCTCTGCTTAATGTGTATTTGATCGGAAATCAGGTCCAAGGCGTTGTAGGAGGGTCAACAACACTCTTCTTATCTAGTACCAGAATTTCTGCAAATGTCTGGACTATGATCTCTGTTGAAAGAGAAGGGAATGTTCACAGGCTTTACATCAACGGGGTGCTAGAACAATCAAGTTCTACTGCAAACCGCCCAGATGATGGCGTCTTTTCTATTGGAAAGAATGGCTTCGGTGATTTCAACGGGTATATAGACGAAACACGGGTGTCTACTGTTGCTCGTTATAGTGGATCATCATTTACTGAACCAACAACAGCCTTTTTATTAGATACTGACACCACAGCGTTACTTCATTTTGATGGCGCAAATGGTTCTACCACTATTACAAATGCGGCATCTAATGTAGTTAATTTTACATTAACAGGTACAGCAAATGTAACACTTGTAGGTGTAGAAGGTGTAGGTGAAGTTAATGACGTAGAGGATCAACCTACCGAGATTCTCGACGGTGTCAGTGCAACTGGCGCAATTAACGGGGTCACTACCCATGTATTGGAAGTATTAGAAGACGCACCAGCAACTGGAACAATCGGTGAACCGACAATCACAGCCGTCGTATTTGACTTCCAAGCAGTGCGGGAGCAATACAGTCGTCGTAGAACAGTGCTAATACCGAGGGCGGCGTAGTGCCATTATCATCGTTTGACAGAACTGTCCTTGTACCTGAAGAGAACCGCGTTGTATTTGTCTTTGCTGACGTAGCGAGTACCGGACGAATTGTGTATGTCGATGCGGAAGACAGAACTGTTTATGTATTTGCACAAACTACATCAGCAGAACGTACCGTTTACGTAACAGAGGATTAAGAATGAGCTTTCGTTGGCCTAGCAAAGACCCCGATGAACAATTAGATTATAGTGTTGATTGGTCCCGTTTCTTAGGGACTGCCACAATTTCATCTGTTACTTGGTCTGTTAAATCAAAAGCATATAATACAAAAACAACATTAGCTTCTGGTGAAACACTGACTGTAGCGTCTGGAAGTGCCACAACAGATACCATCCAGAATGTCTCTCAAACAAACACGAACACTGTTGCCACAATTAACATTGGAGGCGGCACAAACAATGAAGAGTACACGTTCTTCTGCAATATGATTGATTCAACAGGCAGTCAAGCAGAACGCAGTATCAAACTCAAAGTAAAGGAAAAGTAACATGGCGTATGATTTCTTGGGATTGGTCAATGATGTCAACGCTCGGTTAAATGAAGTCCAGTTAACGACTGGTAACTTTAGTACTGCAACAGGTTTTTATCAACAAGCTAAAGATGCGGTCAATGCATCGATTCGTTACGTCAATCAGTCGCAGTTTGAGTGGCCGTTTAACCATGTCGAGCAGGAAGATGTTCTGACAACAGGCACAACTCGGTACGGCTTTCCGACTGATATGAAATCTCCTGATATGGACACTTTTCGCATCAAGCGGGATGACACTCTGGGTAACGATACTCGTAAACTGCGGATCATTTCTTACGAA